CTAATTTTTCTAATTTCTTCCTTTGCCTGTATTTTTTTGCTTCCAATAGCAATCTTTCTCTATTTTTCAAATAGAATTTTCTTCCTCTTTCATATATTTTAGGTTTGTTGTTTTCGTAGTATTCTTTTTTAACGGCTGAAATTTCAGATTTTTTCTTCTTATAGTACTGTTTTTTGTATTCTGAAATTTTAACTTTATTTTTTTCATAGTTGATTTTGCCTCTTGCAGCTCTTTTAAGGGCTAATTTTTCTCTATTTTCTTCTCGATATTTTTTTTGATATGCAGATTTTTTAATCTTTTTTATTATTGAATTCACCTTTTTATCTGCATCTATCCACGTTCGCATATCATCTACATTGTTTGAAAAATATGCTTCATACCTAGGATCCCAATATTTTCCAGATTCAATGCTCATGATTATTCCTCTTTTTTTTTTCTTCGATGACAATCTTGCAGCGGTTTTCGTAGAAGCATTCAAGCATAGCCTCAATTCGCATTAACTTTCTTTCGATTAACTCTAACTTTCTTTCGATTAACTCTAAATCCATTTTACACCCCCTTAAAAGGATATTAATTTTAGGTTAGATCTTGAATTTAATTAAAGAGAATAATAAATAGAAATTAATTCAATATTCGTCTCCCTACGTCAATGGGATTGAACAAATAAAAGGCAGTAACTCGGATCGCCCCGAAAAAAAGGAGTAATAATGGCAACAGAAACACAAAGCGTACCGGAAGAAATTCTAAAAGAGGAAGTCGCTCAACCTCAGACAGTAGAAAGTAATGAATCTACTAAAAGCCTAGATGCTCCAGAGGAAACAGCTCAAAAATCCGAAGATAGTGATAAAGATTACAACTTCAGACAGATGAGAGAAACCCTTGCACAACGTGATGAAGAGTTGAGAGTTTTGCGTGAAGCTTCAGACAAATCAGAAGAACTTGGCAACGATGACCTTGTTGAAGGAAAGCACCTAAAAAAAGGACTATCCGAAATAAGGGATTTAATTCGTAAAACAGAGCTGAATACCGTCCCAGACAAGCTAAAAGCCAGATTTGAAAACTTTGATAACGTTGTATCAAAAGAAAGTTTAGAAAAGTTTAGAAAAATTGAGCCTGAGCTATATCAGACATTACAAGTTGACAGAGGTGCGAATCTAAGTGCGGAAGAGCTTTTTACTAAGGGCGTTTCTGCTTACAAAATGATCAAATCATTCGGAATTTCTCCAGAAAACAAAGAATTCACAAGTAAGAAAGAACAAGTCCAATCTAACCATAGAAAACCTATGAGTGCACAAGCGATTCATGGCTCTGGTGCTATCCATGAAGCGAATGCTTTTGCTAATGGACTAACACCAGATCTAAGAACCCAACTCAACAAAGAAATGATAGAGGCAGCAAAGGCTCGTTAAATTCGAGGTTTAGATGACAACAACCACAAGCATCTTGAGTGCCCCGGTTCAACAATCGTTTAGTTACAAACTTTTGTCTGTTCCAACACCAAGACTAATATACGGCATCCCCGCGATGCTAAAACGTATGCCACGTAATGGTGGTACAACATACAGAATGAGGCGTTACAACCCTCTAGATACTGCAACAGTTCCTTTAGGAAACACTTCGGTAACTCCACCAGCTCAACAACTGACAGCCGTTGATATCGACGCCCATATTTCGTTTTACGGTACCTACATAGCAATTTCAGAACAAGTGAGTTTGACATCACAAGATCCTGTTCTAAATGAAGCAGCTCAAAGACTTGGAGTTAGTTTGAGAATGACAGAAGACGAATTAACTAGAGAAATGCTAAAAAGTACAGCGTCATCAATAAATGCAACTGGTGGAGTGAACTCTGATAATCCCAGCGAGATAACCCGATCAGACGTGGACACGATTATAAGAACGCTGGCAGACGCAGATTGCAAAACTATAGGCGAGTCAATTGAAGGAGAAGACAAATTTGGAACAAGTCCAGTTAGGGATGCATACTTTGCCCTTGGATCAACAAAATTAATTGGTGATTTGGAGCAAGTAAACGGTTTCATTGCTAAAGCCCAATACCCAAATCAAGCGACTACTTTAAGCTCCGAGTGGGGATCAATTTCTAACTTAAGATTTTTGCTTTCGAGCGTTGGAAGTAAGTCTGAAAGTTCGTCTAACCTTGGAAATGACGTTTACAATATCACATGCGTAGGCTTAGAAGCTTACTGCATTGTTGAGCAAGATGGATACAGTTCGCAGTTTTTGTATAGACCGCCAATTTATTCCGGGCCTTTAGCTCTGCACTGCGAAGTAGGCTACAAATTAGCTCAAGCTCCACGCATTACCAACGATGCATGGGTTATAAATCTAAGAACCACGCTTGCCGCGTAAGGAGGAAAAATATGGATGGAACAATTTTACAACAAGGAACCTTCACTTCAAAAGGCAGCGTCAAGGCAATAAAACTTCGAGCTGACATTGATTTTTTGAGGGTATTTAATTACACGGTTGCTGGAAGCGATCAAACTACAGCTATTGGAGTAGCATATTATTGGCAGCGAGGTATGCCAGTTGATGGTGGAATTGAGTACAAAAAATCAGACTCTGCTAATGCTGATAATATGATTGAGGCTATTTCATCTGGAGGATTTACTCTAATAGACAGTGCTGATAAAACTCTTGGTGGTCTGAAAAGTACTATCACAGAAATTTCAAATGATGCAATTCCAGTTATTACAAATTCTGGAGTAAATGGCATTTCTAGTGGAGATGTTGTTCGCCTTATTGATGTTGAAGGAGCTCAGCAGCTTGGTGGTATGGACTTTACAGTTGGAAAAAACACCTTAAGCGATACTACTTTTAGCTTAGATTATATGAGTCAAATTGTCTCCGCCACAACAGGCTCGTGGAGAAAGGTAAATTTTGATCAGCAATTTTACCCAACAAGAAGATCTATAACAAGCATCACTAAAGCAAGTAAAGCTATTCTAAAGTTTTCAGTGCAGCACAAATTAGAGATTGGTCAATCTTTCAAAATTGAGATTCCTGTTATTTATGGAATGCAGGAAATGAACGGACTTTCTGGAAGTATTATAGAAGTTAATACTGATGAAAACACAATCACTGTGGATATCGATTCAAGTGGATTTTCTAGTTTTGAATTCCCATTGACTTTGGACGTTCCTTTTTCAAGGGCTGAGATCATTCCAGTTGGTACACCGTCTTCAATAGAAAATGCAAACTACTTAGGTTCTGCAACCAAAAATATTACATACATTGGCATTCTTCTTGCATCTGGTTTAAACAGCCCAGCAGGTTCTAATGATGACAAGATTTTTTGGCAAGCTGGAAAATCATTTAGCGTGGAAAATAATTAAAGGGGGATCAATTGGCAACTTTAAATAAGAATAAAAAACCTAGCTCTGAAGAATTCAAAAAAGCTATGGAAAAAGACAAACAAATTGTTAGTGGGATTTTTAGAAGTCATGAATCTAGTGGAGGAACCTTGAATTTCAGATATAAAAAATATGCTGGAGACGTAGGAGAGTATGAAATGGTAGATGGAAAAGAATCCAAAATTCCAATGATGGTAGCTAAGCATATTAACAAAACATGCAGATACTCAAAACATTCATACGTTCTAGATGCAGACGGAAACCCTACAAAATCTGTCGATCAATTTGTTCAAAGGTTCTCCTTTGAAAGCATGGATTTCCAAGACGAAGATGAAAAGGCGATGGCATGATTTCTTCAAGCACCCTGAATACGATATTAAAGAAAGTGAGGCGGCTAACTGGCCGCCCTTCTTCTAGCCAAATTACAGATGATGAGATCATTGAGTACGTGAATGCATTTTACCAGTTCGACTTTCCAGAGAACCTACGACTTTTCTCAAATATCGGAACATTTTCCTTTATAACTGAGGCGAACGTAGACAAATACAACATAATATCGTCAGATCCATCAAGTCCAAAATTTAATGAGATTGTTGTTTCTTTTGATGGATCACAAGAATCAGCAGCAGATATTTACTATAATCTAAGCCCACCTATTTACATCAACGGACGCAAAGGATTTTATTTTCAGTCGAGAGAAGAGTTCATTAAAAATTATCCATCGATAGGAAGTACTGATTCTCAATTGAAAGGAGATGGGATAAAAAACACCTACGAATTAAAATTTCCAAAGTCTCCTATTCTTGCGGGCTCTGTGACTATTGGAGTGATTGACAACACTGGTACAATGATAAAAGTAGTTGATGAACCAACAAATCGCAGCACTGGAAATTGGTTAATTAGCAACTCTCAAGATCAACTGCCAGGAAGCATTAATTACCTTACAGGGGAAGCAGACGTCACTTTCCCAAATGTTATCCCGATTGGCAATGAAATCACCTTCACATTCGTTCCCTACAAGCCTAACGTACCACAAGCAATACTATTCTATGACAATGTGCTTACTATTAGACCAGTGCCCGATAAACCCTACCCAGTGGAATTTAACGCTTTCTTGACTCCAAAAGCACTCCTAAAAAGCCTGGATAATCCAACTATGAAGCAGTGGTGGCAATATATAGCGTATGGGACTGCTAAAAAGATATTTGAAGATTCTCAAGACCAAGAAGGTATAAATCAAATCATGCCCGCATTCAAAGAACAGGAAACTTTAGTGTTATACAGGCATATTGTTCAGCAAACCCACGAAAGGGTTGCAACTATTTACTCACCAACAACAGATGGAGGTTTCTTTGGGCTACCAAGATGATATTCCACAAGAAGATGATACGCTTGCAAAAAGCCAAGAAGATTTGCTAAACAATTTCCAAGCAATAAGCACTGGATTTAATGTTAATCACGAAGGGTTTAACAGCGAAGAAAAAGGAATGCATAAATTCCTAAATATGCCTGAGCAAGAAGAAGCTCCTAGTACTGGTGAAAAAGATGGAGCACTTTACACAAAAGAAGTAGAAGAAAAGCTAGAATTATTTTTTCGAGAGAAAGAAGATGGAAAAGAGATACAGCTGACCAATGCCTCTAAAGCTGAATCAACTGGAAATGTTATTTTACCTGGTGGGGTTATATTTTCTTGGGGATCTTCCTTGGTTGTTGAAGGAGAAAGTGCTGATATCTATCCAAATGAAATTTCAACAATCCTTAATATTCAATTTTCTGTAAACAGCAACGTGACTGAGCATTTTGCATGGCATGGTATTGGTGCAAATGGATTCAAAATAGTAAGTAATATCGGAGCAGAAGAAATAAATATAAATTGGCTTGTCATAGGTAAGTAGAATGGCTCTTGAAAGTTTTTTAATAGGCCCAGTTACTGAGGGGCAACAAGACGATATTGAACCGTTCTATTTGCCTGAAGATGCCTATTTCAAGTTAGAGGATGCTTACGTATGGCGGGGAAGGCTTCGGAAAAGATTCGGTGTTAGCTTGTCTGGTTCAACAGATCTAAATTCTAGGCTTCGAATAAACCTTGGAAGCACCGATGAATCTGGCGATTTAGAAGTAACAGTTCCGGGAAGCATCTTTAAAATAGGTCAGATGTTTTCTATTGGAGAAGAGTTTTTCACAGTGAATGCCAGTGGAAGCCCCGCTAATATGATTATTTCCGGTGAAACTAGTCTTGCTACCTTTGATACGACAAGTGGAGAGCTGAAGATTACGGGATCAGCCGAAGAAACCCCAGTATATTTTTATCCAGCAGAACCAGTAATGGGACTTAGAAAAAAAGAGTCAGTCAAGATAAATAAAGAAATTACCATAGCTTTTGACACACAATTTGCTTACGAAAAATCTTCAGTGGGTTGGGAAAGATTTGGTGATGCTGTATGGACTGGGAGTAACTCTAAATTTTTCTGGAGCACAAATTATAGGGGAGGAGACGCTTATGAAACATTTTTCTATTGCTCTAACTTCGTCTCTAATGACCACATCAAGTATGTTCCCTACGGATCTTCTGAATGGAAAACTTTAAGACCAAAATTAAACGATATCGGAACAGACAGATTTCTGGAGACATGCAGACTAATTATCAACTTCAAAGATCGATTAGTAGCCCTTAACACCATAGAAACAATTGAAGGAGCCAAGGAAGAGTTTTTTAGTAGATGTAGATTTTCTCAAAGTGGAGACCCCACAAACGAAGAAAAGTCCTGGATAGACAACAGAAAAGGAAGAGGGGGGTTCATTGACGCTCCAACAAAAGAAAGAATCGTCACTGCCAAGCGTCTAAAAGATAACTTGATCGTATATTTTGAAAGATCAACGTGGGAATTAGTATACACGGGAGTTCATGCTTCTCCTTTTAAATGGCAGAAAGTAAATAGTGAACTTGGTTGCGAGAGCACATTTTCAGCAGTTGTATTTGACGAGTCAATTTTAGGCGTTGGAAATGTAGGAATACACGGATGCAATGGATCTGGAGTCAAGAGAGTCGACGTCAAAATACTAGATGAAGTTTTCAAGATACACAATGGAAATGATGGAGCAGCTAGAGTTTACGGAATAAGAGATTTCTACAATGAGTTAGTATACTGGGCTTTCCCCGATCATTCAGACAATCCAGTTTATCCGACAAAAGTGCTTGTATACAATTATAGAGATGACACGTGGGCTTTTATCAATGACTCATTTACATGTTTTGGATATTTTCAAAAAGTTTCTGATCTAACATGGAAAAAAGCTGCCGAAATTTACTCAAACTGGAAAGACGCAAACAACGCTTGGGGATCTGGTCTTTTTCAGTCATCTTTTCCACTTATTGTCGCTGGTAACCAACAGGGATTCGTATTCACTCTGGACAATGGAAAATCTTCTAACTGCGAATCTCTCTATATAACTGACATGGACGCAGAAACATCTACACTCACATCCATGAAGCACAACCTGAAAGATGAAGATTACATTCTTATTGAGGGATCTATTGGGGTAACCGAGTTGAATGGAAAAGTTTTCAAAGTCCAAAAAGTGGAAGACCCAAACACATTTACAATTGATTCTGTTTTTACTGGAACATACAAAGGCGGCGGAAATATCTCACGTGTCAGCAACTTAAAGATTTTAACGAAGAGTTTTAATCCAGGCACACAAATAGGAAAAAAGTTTAGCATACCCTACGTAGATTTTCTTCTAAATAAGACAACAAGTGGCGAAGTTTCTGTTAACTACCTTTTAAACACTGAAACAGGAAGCTCAATTCAAGAGCAAGAGACTAGTGACATTTTGCTTGGGAGCAATATTTTACATACTAATCCTGAAAGGGATTCCCAAGTATTTCAGTCTCAAATTTGGCATCGATATTACATACAGTCACAAGCACAATTTCTACAATTATTATTTTTTATGAGCGATAAGCAGATGAGGGATTTAGATATTTCTCAATCTGACTTTGAGCTTCATGCGATGATTTTTTACGTAGAAACTAGGGGAGCATTAACGTATTGAGCACTAACAACTTTTTACCTGAAACTTACATTATACCAGATGAACTAGAGGAGAAAGACTTAAAATTAAGGGACTATCTAAGCAAGATTGCAACAGCTACCAACTCTAAAGACTCGGGCTTCTATGACGAGGAAGAAATAGTTACTGGGCAAAAATTCATCCCTGTTTTTAGTAGTGATGGAGCATCAAGTGCAGAGCACAGAGATGTTTTTAGAAAGGTCATTGATTTTGGAGCACTACCAGGTAACTCAATAAAGCTTGTGGCTCATGAAATTCCCGCAATAAAAGAGTTATCTATCGTGAAGCTTTACGGAGCTGCAACGAAGACAAACAGCATTTCATTTCAAGAAGGTATACCAATTCCATATTCAAATAGTGTTGATCTTAGAATGGACTCAGTTAACGTAATAATCTCAACTAATGATCCGAATTTTCAGCTATTTAATCGTTGTTTTGTGGTAATAGAATATTTAAAAGTAATTTAACAAAGGATAGATAAATGGGATTATTCGGAGGATTGTTTGGCGGCGGCGGCGGCGGCGGCGGCGGCGGTGGCGGAAGTCACTTAGAAATAGACTCTAGACCTGTATACACCCCTGATCAAGAGGCACTTCTTAACGAGCTGCTTGCTGGATTAGGCGGCCCAATGCGTAGTGGGCTTGGAAATCTTGGAGATATTTTAGGGGGCGATAAAGAAAGTTTTGATAGATTTTTCGCCCCAGCAAGAAGAGGATTTGAAGAAGAAACACTGCCCTCTATTGCGGAAAGATTCACTGGGTCACTTGGCGAAGGGTCTCAAAGGTCATCTTCTTTTGGTCAGGCTCTTGGAAGTGCTGGTAAAGATCTAGAGGAAGAGATGTTTTCGAAGAGAATGGGAATGCAAACTGACGCATTAGCTCAACTCATGAACATGTTTAACCCGGCGATGGCTCCAAGGCAGCAGTATTTCTCGGGAATGGGACAAGATGGCGGCGGCGGCGGCGGCGGAGGTTTCTTTGATAGCTTTATGAAAGGTGGAGGAATAGGAAGTATAATGGGTTTATTTGGGTAGAAATATGAGTTCAAATTTAGGTTCATCTTTAGGTGCGGGTCTTAGCGATTTCATGAGAATGTTAGCCGAAAGGAAGGCTGGGCAGCTCCAAGTTAATCAGCAATATCAAAAGGATAGTCAAAAGTCGCGTGGAGATTTAGCTGGATATATCAGTGGTTTTGCAAGTGATACTGGGCGTAAAGAAATATATGGCACGGAAGACTATGATGCAATACATGAAGAATCGGAGCCATTCTTAGATCAGGGTTACTCGGCAAAAGAAGCTGCGAGACTTGGTACATTGGCATATGAAAAAAGAGCAGCGGAAATTGAGGAAGCGGAAGAGGAAGCGAAAGCGGAAGAAGATCCAGGAAAAGAGCATTTACAAAGGCTAATAGAAAGTAATAAAGCTGATAGAGAATATGTTAAAGATAAATTTAAAAAAGCAGGATCTGGAATTAAAGAGCTCTTTTCACCCTCTCAAACGGAAGGAAATAAGGATTTAGAAGAAAGAACCAGAGAAAAATCTAAAACAGCAGAATCTTTAAGTGAATTTACTCAAGGAGAACTGCTCTCATTAAAGCCAGCAGATATAAAAAATCTACCCGAAGAAGTTCAAAAAGAATTTTGGGAAATTGCTCCTAGTTTAGCAAAAAGATCTGAATCAGTTGCAAAAGTAGCTGCTATTCCTTTTATTGGTGGTGAATTAGAGAAAAGGTTTAGAGAAAGTATTGACCCTGATCTTGCACCACCACCACCAGTAGCCACTTTATCTAGACTTGCAACAGAGCTTCCATTATTAGGTGGTCTTTTAGGTGGAGCTGGGAAAGTAGCTGAAGGAGGTCTATCTCTTTTAAAAGGCGGAAGAGCTTTGGGTGCTGCTGGAAAGCTAGGAGCTCAATCTATAGCAGGAGCAGCTGTTTTCGGAGGAGACGCTCTTGCTAACGAAGCTATCAGAACATTAGGAACGGATAAGCCATTTGAGCTAAAACAGACTGCTGTTCAAGGTACTGTTGGAGCTATATTTCCTTATGCAGGAGCTGCTCTCAAAGGAATAGCAAAGCCTTTTAGAAATGCTATAGCCAGGAGAATGCAGAAAACTGGAATAACTGGATTACAGGCTACAGAGGAAATTCTTGAAAAAGCTTCTGAAAAAGGTATCTCAATTGAAAAACTTCAAGCCGGTAACAAGCTAGAAGGGGAAAGGTTTTCTAAAATCCTAGAAAAGGATGCCTCTGAAACAGCCAAAAAAGTTAGACAGTTGCCTGTAGAAAGAGCTGAGACTGCTATTGAATCAGAAACACGATTTGCAGAAAAATCCAAGGAACTTGAAAAGACAAAACTCGGTAAATATCTAGAGAAGAAAAAAGACCCCCCAGTAATTGCAAAAAGAAGAGCTGCATCAGAAACTGAACGATTAGCTAACGAAGCCAACATAAAAAGACTTACAGAAGAACGAAGGATGGCTACAGTATCTTCTGAAAGGTCAGCAATCAATAAGTCATTAGATAAAGCTGTAGAAAATAGATACACTATTGAATTTGAAAATAAGCACGGACACAAACCTCTTGTATCAGTAGCAGAGGACAAGGCGGCGAAGTCAGCACTTGACCTGATTGGAAAAGTTGTTAATCCAACAGAGAAAGGTCTAAAGGATATCATCAAAAATGACAAAACGATGACCACCTTTTTAAATAGGGCAAAAGAAGAGTTAGCAAGCGGTAAATTTAAAGGCGATGTTCCAGACAAATATTTTAAAGATTTTTTCATAAATTTTCATGAAGCCAACCTAAAGACTTACTCAAATTTAAAAGAAGACATCGTAAAGCAGATCAGAGACCCAAATTCTTATATCAGTAAAACCGGAAATGGCGAAAAGCTGCTAGGTGAGATTGAAACCAGATTAGTAGACACAAAAAACAGGTTAGAAGTTCAGATACAGAAAAGAAAGGTACTTGAGCAAGTAAAAGGGCCCATGGGATCATTCTACAAAAATTGGGTAGACAAGCTCAAGGGAGAGCAAAAGCTATTCACAAAAGACATGATTAAAGTTTCTCGTATTATGAATCCGAAAGAAAAATCTGTTACATCTGCCGCTTTAAAGGGAATGGATAAAGCAGAAAGAATTGCCCTACATAAAGAAAGTAAATTAGCAAAACTTTCTAAGTCAATGGAGGAAGCAAGGGAAGCGAAAATATCAGGTAAACAAGCTCTAAAAGAAACTGAACCTACCGAATATTTCAAAGGAATGAGCAGTGAAGAGAGAGAAGCCGTACGAGAAGGCAAAAGAATAGCATCAGAGCAATCGATGAAAAATATGGAGAAGAAAGGAGCTAACGTATTCGATAAAGGTGAAAAAGAATTTAATCAAGCTGCTCAAGAAGTTGGACTCACAAAAAAATTAGCAACTGATGTTCGTGCGTCTTTTAAAGCATTAAGAAAAAGAAATACCCCTAAAGGTATGACCTTTGATGAGGGAAGAAAATACAGAAGAAAACACATTAATATTATTTTAACTTCTGCTACGAATCAAGCTGCTATGGGCTTTGTTGTAGGAGCTCTTGATCCAGTTGTTAAAGAGCTGACTGGTAAAAAAATACCCTCTAGAATTAAATATGGAATTTTGGGCGGTTATGGATTGTCAGGAAAATTGGGATCAACAAAGCCTTTTCTTAGTATTTCTGCGTATCTAACTAATGAAATGCTTGATTCCTTAAGAGAAGGAAGAGCTAAATCTAGACTAAAAAATGAAAGATCTCCAATAAAGCGTAGAAGGATATTTGAAGAACTTAAAAAGAAAGGATTCACATCTAAACAGTTGAAAGAAATTAGGTCTTAAATTAAAAGAAAATTAAATTAAGGAGGAATATGGCATTCGGAAAACGAGCAGAATTTGACAAATTAAGAGAGCTTTCATTTGGATCTATCACCACAAATTACTTGGCACTTGGAATCCGGTTAAACGTTAAACCAAGAATAATCGGGCTGAATAATGGAACGAACGAGGCTATTTACATTTCATTTGATGGAGACGATAACCACCTAAAACTTGCAGCAAACTCTTACAAGATCTTTGACATTTCAGCCAATAAAATTAGAAATAACGGATTCTTCATAGGAAAGAGAAAAATAATCTACGTTAAATATGCGTCTACCCTGGCAATCTCTGGAAGCGTTTGGGCAGAAATAGTACACGGAGCGGAGTAGTCAATGTCACAATATGGATTAATTTCACACTCTCATCCCTTACAAAAAAAAGTAACTGTAACCTCTATCGATCACACTGACTCTCCATACACTGCACTAGCCGATGACCACTATATTAGCTGCGATGTTTCTTCAGGAAATATAACAATCAAGTTGCCTGATGCCCCCGAAAAGGGAAGAATATATAGAATCAAAGACTCGTTCGGAAATTCAAACTTAAACTACATTACCATTGAAACGGTGTTAGCCACTACTCAGCTTGATGGAGAACTCTATAAAAAAATTAACATGAACTTCGAGTCGCTAAGCTTTATTTTTAACGGCACATCCTGGGAGATATTCTAATGTCATTTGAAGGAGGAAAAAATAGAATTTTCATAGAGACAGATTCATTTACTTACGCACTGTCGAGAGAAGAAATTAAAAACGATCCGATAGTATATTTCACTTCTACAACTCAAAGAGACGTTAGGCTAAATTTCCCAACAACATTTGAAGGTGGGCACACTGTAGAGGCATATCAAGGATTTTCTCAAGGACTTGGAGATATTATTGTTGATGCTCCTTTTCAAAGCCCGTTGCTAAACACATTTCAGAGACCTGACGCCGTAAGTTTTATCACTCTATCAAATTCTAAGATCAGGATTTTGGAACTTGGAGATACTGTTTGTGCCTATGCGAATGTTAATCCCAATCTTTTTATAAACGGTAGTATTGGAGAAATTGCATCATATAGAGATCGATACAGACTACGTATCTACAATACTGGAAGCTCATCTCTAGAATTTGGATTAGACGATATCCCCATAGAGTCTGGATGGTCTAGTGTTGGAAGATATAGTTTATTGCCAAATCAAGAGAAATATGTCCCACTAGCAGCTGATACATATGTTTTTCAGTACACTAATTGGGGGTCAACAGGTGGAATAGCTCCAGAAGGAGGAAGGGTCGTAGCTAGTTTTACAAGATTAAGCGATCACTCTAAGACTGTTGAAATTACCAGCAATTCAAATGGTACATACACCTTCACATTGTATAAAAAAACATTATTAACCCTTTTTTAGCATGAAAAGAAATCACCTAAGAAGATCACCTCTACAAACACCGATCAACTCTCCAGAGTTCATGAGGACTTTCACCTTTGATCGTGCTCCATTGCCTTCAGACTACCGCAGCTTCAAGATTTCCGATTTGTGGATACATAGAAGTCCTGAAGAAATCCCTAAGTATGGTTATTATGTTCTCGTAGACAAACCAAATAAATCAGCTGTTTGGATAAATCTAGGAGCTACAGAAGAGGGATCAATACATGAAATCACAGGAGACTTAGGGGATCCAGTTATTCCAGACTCTTCTAGCAACGTCAATATTGTTAGTGGTTCTGATGGCGTGGTATTCACTGGATCTGATAATACTTTGACTCTCACTGTAGATGGAGCAGAAGGTGATATAATGACGCTTACTTGCGACACTGGAGACCCAGTAACAGCAGATAGCAACGGAAATATCAACGTTATTGGTTCTGGTGGCGTCACAACATTTGGATCTCTCAATACTATTACCATTAGTCACGGAGTTATTACATGGAATGAGATAACAGATGAATCGAAAGATATGGAGTTGAATAATGGGTATATCTCCAACAATTCTAATCTGGTTACTCTTACACTTCCAGTTAATTCTTCGATTGGAGACTTTATTATGGTAGATGGCAAAGGTGCTGGTGGGTGGAAAATCGCTCAAAATGCAGGGCAGACGGTACATTTTC